TACTGGTCCAGAAGCAACAAGACCTTTTTCGTTTTCAGTTCCATTGGGTCTGAGCTGCGATAGATGGACCGCAACTCCTGCTCCAAAGCGTAAGGCATGTGAGACGTATCTCCATGATGCTTCGATACCTTCTGATCCTTCGATTGAGTCATCTACATTAAAAATAGTGCATGACACGGGTAGACGTGATTCTGGATTATCCAACCAAGATTGGACCCGACCAGTACGAGCTATTACATTAGCTGTCATTTTAGTACTATGTGTTCGATTAAGTTTTTGAGTGAATTCCCCATTACAAAGTTTTGTCGTTGGAGAGCTAGGAAGACAGTGATTATATCTTCCTTTTTATGATCGTATGTTTCTCTTATTCTATCTTCAATTACTCTCATCTTTAGATCCTGCTCTATAGTTAACTTTGTAACTGGAGCTGGGAGTCCATAGTTTTGGAGTTTTCTTGCTGGAATCATAATCATCAATAGTTAGTATACGTGCTAATCTAGCATTACATAGAGCATCTTCTTCAGTAAGACCCTTTTCTATAAAAGTTTCTAATACTGTTTTCCAAGAGCAACCTTTCTTTTCAAATAAAGCTTCTGCTCTTTTAACACCAATACCAGGCACACCGCCATATCCATCAGTTTGGTCTCCTGCCATTGATTGTGTTAAATGCCAAGCAGCTCCTTCTTCTGGTTTGACTGTGAATACCTCATCTAAATTATATAACTTACCAGGTATCTGTCTCATATCTTTATCAGGTGATACAATGATATTACCTGGATGTTTAGTAGCATATACTCCCATTGAATCGTCTGCTTCCAATTGAGGCATAATGATTACTTCAAACTCAGTCTTGAGTCTGTTAATAACACGCTTATACCCGCATGGTTTCTTACGATTCCTATGTCCTTTATAGGATTTTAATATATCTTTTCTAAAGTTTTTACTATCTGAAAAGAATAATATTAAAGGAGTGAATGACCCAAACTTGTCTCTAATCTTGGTAAGTTCTCTAATTGTGGCAGTATAAGCATCATTGAAATTACTAGTGACGAGGATAGTATCATCACTCCAATCAATTTCAGTTTCTGCTGCTGCACACGATTTGTATACAATAAAATCTGCATCTATTAAAAGTTTTGTAGGTGAATCAGTGGACTTCTGCCCAGTTTGTCCCTGACTTTGCTTCTGCTGCAATGGGACATCTTGTTTTATAGAACTCTCCTGAAACAACTGCTGAGTATTCAAGGTGGAATTTAAGGTCATTTACTTCTTTTGGTTGTACTTCAAATTGTAGTTCATCATGAACGAATGCCAATTGTCTAGGAGTTTTGAGAGGATGTTCATTGGCTAATACCATCCATCTTTTGGCGATAACCGCTGCCGACCCTTGTAATAAATAGTTGAGGGACTTATGTCTCGAGTCACACAAGATACGACGGTGGTCAAGTCCATAAACATAACCCCTCTCACTAGCTTTGTGTACCCCTTCCAGAAGTTCCTTAAGACCTGGAATGGCATCGACATAAGCCTTGCGTATTTCCTTACCTTTCTGTGTTGCTTTATCTTTGGATAATTGTGGGTCATAACTTAATCCAATTTTGGTATCGCCTGCTCCGTAAAGGAAGGCGTAGGTGACTGTTTTGACTTGACGTCTAGTGATTCCAATTTTATCGGCATTTGTTTGGTGAATGTCTCCGTTGATAAGGATCTCTTTATAACGCCCTCCATCATACCTTGCAAGATAATGGGATAATAAACGTAACTCAATCCCGCTAAGGTCAGCCCCACACATGGTATAACCAGGTGAGGCTTTAAATAATTTCCTAAATCTTTCATCTGAGGGAACCTGGGCTAAATTTGGTTTACGGTGTGCACATCTAAATGTAGATGTTGCTGTTGAACAGTGGTGATGAATCCTATTAGACGTCGTACATAGCTTCAGCCATGCGTTCACGCCTTCCGAGATCATCCCCAATTTCTTGGTAATATCTAGACATCGAAGAAACAATAGGGCTATCTCCGATCCAATATCTTTTAATACGGTCTCGTCTATAACCGCCTTCCCTGATTTCGTTAATAAGTTCGGGGTCCAATGGTTGTGATTCTTCAGTATCCATGCAATATGATCTCTTGATGTAGGATTAAGTTCTTTTAATTTAGTAAGACTACATTCTTCAATAGGTATAATCTTACCACAATGTTCTACTTCTTTAGTTACTCCTGTTCCTGCAACATAACCTTTTGTGCGGTTAGCTCGCTTTGGAGTAAATAACGGTCCTGCGACGAAAGGGTACCTGTCTCGAAGTATCTGATAAGTTTCCTCCAGTTCTTTTCTGAGAGTAGACTCAAGTTCCCATGCAGTTCTTTCATCAAAATACCATCCATGTATCTCCTGTTGTGTGAGTATATGTGCTGCCTGATGTTCTAATTCGATCCATCCAGGCATTTTTGGAAATGTTCGCATAGTTTTTTAGTAACTATAACATCTTGTTTACAGTAATCCTCCATCTCTTGTGACCATGTAGACCAATCAGAGGTTTTAGCATAGTCTCCTTTATATTCTCCTAACCTATAACCGTATGCTTCTAAAGAATGTGAACCATATAGTTTAGTAGGCATACCTTCCCATTCATGTTTCTTATCTAAGTCGAGTAAATTCGGATGATATAAGCGAGATAAGATAAGAGTATCAATAACGGTAGGAGGACAAGTAAAGAAAGGATAGAGCTTTTTAATAATAGGTATATCAAAGCCGATGATATTATGACCAACGATAGTATTCGCACATTCCAAACTTGTAACGGCTGTTGTGAGGGAACGACTACCCATTGGTAATTCCTTTGCTTTGTCTGAATATTTCTCATCATTATATGTTTCTAAAAGATCATCTTCAACCCAATAGAGTGAAGCACAATGTATACGTGTAGTATTATTTAGTAGACCGTTTGTTTCCAGATCGAACAGGACTGTTCCTATCCCATGTGTAGGTTTTGTCTGTGAATCTTGCACGTTCAACTGCCTCTTTCGTAGGTGGGTTAGGTTTATTTAAATATGTATACCATGGATGCTTATAACCTCCTTCAAAAATCTGTGGTTGGATCGAAGGTAACGGTGGGATCGGTTTCAGTTTCATATTCAGTAAAGCGTGAAGTGTTTAAATCAAATCTTATTTTTCCAGCGAAGCCAGTCTCGCCTGAATAACGATTCTTAATAATTCTAAGAGTCGTAACATCTCGTTCAGTATCGGCTTGCTGATCTCTCTCGAGTGCAATAACTTGGTCGCTGATTTGAGCGATAGAATGAGATCCTCTAAGTTGTGAGAGTGATACTCTACCTCCCTCTTCGTGCGAAGCCCTATCATTATTACTTCTCCTTAAATGTGATACTAGGAATAGTGTTATACCTGTACGTTCTACTAATGACCTTAATTTTGTCATTGTAGTATCTATCATGCGACGCTCATCCCCATCTAATCCACTTAATAATATACTAAGGTGATCTAGGAATATAATACGACACTCCAGTCCACTGGCAAGGTATTCGATCCTATTGTAAATAAGGTCCGGGTCAAAAGAACCAAAGCCATCAAACAAATAGAGATCCCAGTTAGAAATACTATGTTCAAAAGCGGATTCGAGTTCTTGTTCATCATGTTCTCCTATGTGTAAAGCCTTACCGAGAGCACATGACATTAAGCCGAGGGCTGTTCGTCTGTTAGATTCCTCAAGTGCCAAGTACCCAACTTTCTCTCCCTTGGATAATAAGTTAGTAGCAAGTTGACGGCAGAAGGTAGATTTTCCCTGTCCAGATCCCGAAGTAATCGTAATAAGCTCCTGGAATCTAATGCCGTGCAGTTTATCTTGTAGTCCTGAGAATGGGTAGTCATGATCTGCTTGAGGTGTAGGTGTAGTAACTAAAGATTTTAACGTCTTTCCTTCAACAATACCATCAGGTCGCCACGGTTTAGCTTCCCAAATAGCCTTTCGTATCGCATCAGCATTGTTAGCCTGTAATGCCTCTGAGGGGTCTTTGTACTCTTCAAGACGGGCAATCTTAACTTTGCCGACTGGAAGTGCACTTGCTGCTTCCTCCGCCGCTTTCCTACCAGGTTCGTCGCCATCAAAGAAGAGCACGATCTCTTGATACCCTTGAAAGAACGGTATCTGTTTCTGTAAATCCTTCTTTGCGGAAGCTGCTCCATGAGGCAGAGAGACCATCGGCCAACCTGACATAGCTTCATAACAAGACGCTGCATCTAGTTCACCTTCAGTAACAACAACACGTTTACCAGTGTTAGGAAACAAATGCTGAGCGAATAGGGTATCAGTGGAAACTCCTTCATATGTAAATTCCTTTCGTTTATTTTTTACCTTGACTCCTTTAAGAACTCCATCGCTTGTGTAATATGGAAAGCGTAAAGTAGCTCCGTCTCGGAAAATCCTGAAGAATTGGCAAGTCTTCTCAGAGAGTCCTCTTTTTCTGAGGGCTTCTGGTTCTCCTTTAAGTTGGGCATTGGTCATTGTCCTTGTTG